ATGATTGAGAAGGAGATGGGGGTTCAGGTCTTTGAGCGTATAGGAGACTCCAGATACTTTGCTAGGGAGAATGAGGACAATGCTGACCTGTTCGAGAGCTTCGCAGACAAGGGGATGTTCTTTGTCCCCTCCAATGGCACAGACATCGACACAGGCATCAATGCCTTAGACGCATGGATGAAGTATAACAAGAACCTGCCCGTGGACGAGGCTAACCGACCAATCCTCCAAATTCATAGCTCCTGCGGCAACCTGATCCACTCCCTAGTCAACTGGGGGCATAAGGGGAAGGCAGACGAACCACTAAAGGACTTCGTGGACGTCATTAGATATTTAGCAACACACAATGATGGATATGGCCCAGACTTCGTGTCTGACGCTAGCTTTCAAACAACGATGAGAAATAAGGGAGGTTATTAACATGGCAAAGAGAAAACTAACACAACTGGCTGAGGACTACGGCAAATCATTTGAGGAACTCTATGAGTTAGCCGTCAACAACTTCGAGGAGGATATGCTGTCTGGTCGAGGTCGTAACACATGGATAGATGAACGAGGTCAAGACCTGCTAGATGATATGATAGCTATGCCGCTGGAAGACTGTGGTAAGGTGTATCGCGGCAAGGTTTTGTCTGAGTGTCCGAACAAGCATTACCTGATGGTTCATCACCGAGACAGAAGCTGTAAAGTCCCTGTGAAAATTCATAAGCGCATGATCGGAAAACTATTGGGTAAGGTCATATATTTCGAGGAAAACTGGAATGGAGACAACGTAACCTATAAATGGGTAAAACGATAGTTGCCTTATATGTTACACTAAATATTTAATATGCCCGACGATTCTAACTTTGAGGAGCTTACCTACGTAAGCAAGGAACCCAACGTCAAGTCTTTACGATATGCCTACGACCAAACAGTTGTAGAGCTAGAGGCTTACTTTGATCTATGTCGCACGTCCTACGACGACCGCCGTAACTGGTGGCCAGGGAAAAGCCGTGACCTGCGCAAGCATGGTGCGGACGCATTCCCATGGGAAGGGGCAGCCGACATGGAAAGTCATGTCATTGATGAACGTGTAACCAAGCTTGTTTCTTTGTTCATCTCCTCGATGAAGCGTGCTAATGTCCGAGCCTTCCCAGTAGAGGCAGGCGACATGGCTCGCTCTAAGGTGGTTTCTAACTTCATGAAGTGGATGGTCTCGTCGGGCTACATTCCACGCTTTGCTCGTGAGATGGAGCTAGGGGCTAACTACTTCCTAGAGCGCGGCATCCTTATTACATACGTAGGCTGGCACAGAGAAGATCGTCGCTTCCTGCAAAAACTAGACTTGAATCAGATTGCTCAGATGTCTCCAGAACTTGCGGAGATGGTCTTGAATGGCGAGAATGATGATGAGCTGGTTGAACTACTTCGGGCTACATTTGACGGCGTTACAACCAAGAAGGCCAAGCGTGCAATCAAAGAATTACGGAAGAGTGGTGCAGCAGAACTACCTGTTGTCCGCCGTCAAGTGGATGCCCCCGAGGTTAAGACCTTAGCTCCTGATGGGGACTTCATGTTCCCTCCGTATGTCACAGATCCACAGCGTGCGCCTTACTGCTTCTGGAGAACCTACTACACAGCGCAGGAGCTAGAGAACAAGGTTGTAACTGATGGCTGGGACTCTGACTTTGTTGACCACGTCATTGATAAGTATCGTGGAGTAAACATTGATAGCATTGAGCGTGAGCAGGAAGGTCGTCGCTCTACAAGCCTCACAGACAACGCTTACGAGGCCAATGAGCTTATTGAGCTAGTCCATGTATACCAACGCCTCATTGACCCAGAGGACGGCTCTGAGGGCATCTACGAGACCGTAATACACAAAGACTTTGACGGAGATGATGGTTTAGGCATTCCATCCTACGCAAAGTTTGAGTTGATGAACGGCTACGAAGACTACCCCGTAGTTGTTACCAAGCTATCTGAGGACTCCAAGCGTCTCTATGACGCACAGACCATCCCTGACATTCTCCGTGGCATACAGCACCAAGTTAAGATTGAGCGTGATTCACGCATTGATCGCAACAGCATTGCCACCCTTCCTCCGATTATGCACCCAGTGGGCAATAGTCCCAAGGACTGGGGTCCTGGTCGGATGATTCCGTATCGTCGTAAAGGCGAGTTTGAGTTTGGCCCAACCCCTGCCTACAACGGTGGCTCTGTTGAGATGGAGCAAACCATGGAGCGTCAGGCTGATGCAATGGTTGGTTTGGACATGGACGACCCAATGAGCCAACTACGCAGGCAGTTCCTCGTAGACAAGTTCCTTGAGCATTGTGCTGAGGTTCTACGTTTGGCTTATCGGTGCTTCCAGCGTTTTGGGCCAGACAGTATTTTCTTCCGTGTCACAGGAAGCCCTGACCCACAACAGTTCGATAAGGGCAACCCAGACGAAAACTTCGATATTCTAATTAGCTATGACGTTCTCAACACTGATCCAGAATCTCAAGAAAAGAAGCTCAACCAGCTTGTCTCGCTTACGCAGTTGGACAGGAACGGTCGCATTAGCATTGACCGACTCCTCGAAATCGCTGCTGCTAGCATTGATCCTGTTCTTGCGGACGCAGTTATGCAGCCTGGAGACCAAGCTCAAGAGCAAGTGGTCAAACAAGTAACGGACGACCTAGCTAAGATCTTTGCAGGTATTGAAATGCCAGCACGTCCTAATGGTGCGCAGGTAGCCCTACAGGTCATCCAGCAATACGCTAGCCAGCCAGACGTAGCACAACGCGCACAAAGCGACGAAGCCTTTGCTGGACGTTTACAGAAGTATGCAGGCCAGTACACGTTCCAGCTACAGCAAGTTCAGAACGCACAGATTGGTCGTGTAGGCACAGCCCCCGCACAGATGGGTGAAGTTCAAACTCAAAACATACAGCAGTAACACATGACACCACAAGAACTCTCTCAGCGACGAGTTAAAGATATGCGAGCAAAAGCATACTACGATATGATCGCTCTAAACGAAGGTGTCAAACCAAAGGTGTATCGTGACTCCGAGGGCAATCGGACAATAGGTATTGGCTTTAATTTAGAAGACAAGGCAAACCGAAAGTTCCTGAAAGAGCAGGGTATTAATATCAATGAACTCTTTAATGGCAGGGAGTTAAATGACAAAGAGATTAAGACCCTATACAATCAGAGTTTGTCTCAAGCATATACTGATGCTCGTAAGTTTGATCCGAAGTTTGATAAACGACCAGAGGGTGTGAAAATGGCCTTAACGGATATGAGCTTCAACCTTGGATTAACCAAACTAAATAAGTTTGAGAAGATGAGTGAAGCCCTGCAAAAAGACGATTACAGAACTGCTGCTGCAGAAGCACAAGACTCTGATTGGTTCAAGGATGTAAAAAGCAGAGGTCCACGGACAGTATCACTATTTAACAAATAACACATGGAAGACGACATTAAAGCCCTTAGCAATCACGAAACATTTGCACGCTTCATTCAGTCCATCGAGGCTGCACGAGAAGAAGCAATCGGTGATATAGGAGCCGCTAGCACAGAGCATATACAACAGCTTGCTGGCCGCATCGTAGCTTATGACGACATCCTCAAGATGGTGAATTGGGACGCATTACGTATGCGCCACCAAGAAGCTCTTGTGTAGCGTGTTATTATAAATTTATCGCAATCATCCAGCGTATACGGATGGACAAATAACATGACAGATAATCACTCAACCGATAACGCCGAGTCGGAACCAAGTTCGGTGGCAGCAAATATATCAGTGTCCGAGTTAGCCGCTCGACGCTTAGGTGGTTCTCCAGAGGCAGCCCCAGAGGAAGTTTCCTCAGAGGAAGTTTCCCCCGAAGAACCATCAGTTGAATCAGAGGAAGAAGTTGAAGAAGTTGTCGAAGACGTAGATGAGAGTTCTACGGAAGAGGCAGAAGAATCAGAATCCTCCGAAGATGTTCTTTCACAGATTGACCTTGACGAAATGTCCGAAGCGGACTTACGCGAACT